AACAGTTCCATTAGTCTCAACACCATCGATGTGCAGAGGAGGATTGAGTGGGTTGGAATCTGTTGTGCCAACGTTGAGTGACTGGTATACGTTGGGACCACGGAAGACAAATGTATTCTTTTGATACAGAGTGTCTGGTGCCCAAGGGGTTCCAGTATTGTTGATAAATGTTTTTAGGTTTGGTGCCCTATACTGAGCGTCTGGAGTAACGAGGTTATCGATATCCAGGTTTAGAATTCGCGCCGTATCAGAAATGATAGACGTAGAAGTTCTGATAGCGCCGTTAATGTCAAGTTCAAAGTCAACAGTGTCAAGGAACGCGGTTGCACTCGCTCCTACACCATTACCACCAGTGATACTTACAGCAGGAGCACTGGTATAACCATCACCTGCCTGATCAACAATAATAGACCTGATTCTACCTTCAGAAACAACAGCAGATGCTAGTGCCTGGATCCCACCCTCTGTTTGTGGTGGTCCGAGGGTTACAGTTGGTTGCGTAGTGTAACCACTTCCTTCATTATCAACCTTAATTACGTCAAGTCTACTACCAGTCCTATTGATACCAACGCGAGGCAACCCCGTAATCGGATCAAGTTGTGCTCTCAGAACCTCAACCTCATTAGACCCAGTTCCAGATCTGATAGTTAAGTTTGAATCTCCGATAAGCTTAGGTGCAATTCCCCTAAACTGTTCTCTGTCAGAATTTAACTTAAAGCTCATCTTCTACGCAACCTGCTGATGATTTTATTTCCTCTATCTATTTAGCATCATGTCCACTCGATACTGACGATCTTGACGTATGCAACCCACTTGACTGTGCGGGTTGTTCCTGATCTTGTGGTGGCATATGAATACTTAAAATTAGCACCACCAACGAAAGGACTTACGGTCCATTCTTGACCAAGAGGAATATTATCATGAACTGTCGTTGTCATGGTAGACAGTTCTGTGACGACTCCAGTGAGGTTAACTTGAACAGCAGATTCTAGTTTAGTTGATAAGATAACAGATCCGTTATCATTAATTCCAATAATACTCGCTTCTACAAAATTGAGAGTATTTGCATCTAAGTCAATAGTAGAAGTAACATTATCAGTAGACAAGATAGCAGAGTTGATACCTCTCAAAATATAATGAGATGTCTTGCTATCATCATAAAATGAATTTTTGATCTCAAGTGAGTTTACGTTTTGAACGTCTTTGGTATCATTGACTAGCGTGGTGTTATCTACAGAGAATCCACCTACGGAGTCAAATGTTTTTAAATTTACTGCCATTGGTATTACTTAGTGATGTGTGAGATTACAGTAACTTCTACATTGTTTCCTGCAGAAAGACCAGCATCTAGAATAAATGTAACTCTCACTTCATTAAATGCGTTGAAGTCAAACAGGGTAGATATCTGTTGTGCTCCAGTTCTTACGTTGGAGATTTCATTGTGGAAAATATCAGTTCCCTTAGAGACAACAGAATACTTGATGAATTCTTTGTCTCCAGTTGTTGTATTCTTCGCAACGATTTGCAATTCCGAAGCAGTTTCTACTGTAGGATCATATACAACCGCTTCGTTCTGGTTGATGGATCCTCGAACTAGTTGTGTTCTGCTTGTAGATACTTTATAATGTGCAAGTTCAAAATTCTGAAGATCAGTATCTAGAAGTTTGACACCACTAAAGGTTCCAGTTCCAAAACCAAGGTTGTAGTAGATATCACCCTCACCATCCATTCTGATGAGAGGATCTACAGTAAGACCTGTAGAAAGACCAAAGTCAAAATTGTCCTTACTTGTATGTAGGAATGAAATACTGTTGTCAGTATTGTCCAGTGTTGTTCCAAATGTGTCAAATGTGATTACAGCAGCATTTACGTTCAACGTATCGGACGTTACTGATGTAATGGTATCAATAGTATCGAGTTCGAGACCTGTTGTTGTGATTCTTACAGTCTCATTATTTGCATTGATGAAGAACAAAGTATCTTCATCTTGTCCTGGAGCAGTTTCTGCTTTGATCAGTGTATCTTGGTCAATATCCTTGACACCACCAAGACCGCCCCACTGAGCACCATTGTATCCCTCGAACTGACTATCAGTAGTGTTGTATCTGATAGAACCTTGCTCAGGATTGCCCTTAGAGTTAGAGTCACCTACAGGAACAACTAGTGAAGTTGTTGCATCAATTTTAATTTTCTGACCAGAGTTTGGAGCAATCAGAATGTCACTTGTCAATGAAGACATAGTGTTCTGATTGAAACGTAGTTCGTTGCTAACGATGAGTGCTGTAAATCCTAGTGGGTCAATACGCAGTTCATCGATCTCTTCAAATGTGAGAGATGATACTGCACTGGTGAACCAAGTCAGTTCAACGTCTCCATTCTGTTCTGCACCAGTAGTATGGGATGGTTCGCTACCAGATGCAGCAGTATAGTTCAAACCACCACTATTAGTAACAGCAGTTACCTCATAGATGTTATTTCTATACTTGAGATAATCACCTAGTTCTACAGGAATGTTTGCTCTCCACTCATCATAGTCAGGTGCGGAGACATTAGGAGATCTTACTTTCTTGACATTAACAAATTCCTGATACTCAGGAGTAAATCGCATCGTGTTGACATTATCTTGGATAAACCATAGTGTGTTGTCATTGGCACCGATGGTTTCTTCTGCCAGAATTGTGGTATTGCCATCTAGGTCTCTAATACCACCAAGTGATGACCATGATGTTGTGGATGAATTGTAACCCTCATACTGATTTGTCTCAGTATTATATCTGATTGCTCCATCATAAGATACACTCAGAAGAGGTCTATCAGCAGTTGTTCCAGCAGGAATTACTAGTGCTGTGGTTCCAAGAATTCTAGTTTGATTAGCAGATGCTGGTTGGAAGATTAGGTCTTGTCCAGGAACAGTAGAGATTGTATTGTCAACAATCTCCATCTTGTCATTAGAGTTGAAACGAAGAAGTGATTTGATCGTTCCAGAAGATGTGATGTTTCCGTTAGCATTTTCGATTTGAATCGTGCTACCAATATTGACATTACCATAAGTAAAGTCAGTTGATACGCCAGCAGAGATTTCAACAATATCGTCTCCGTCAGGATCGGATGCAATCTTACCAACAGTATGAGTGTCAGTGGTTTTTGATGTAGTGCTTTCAAGATCAACAATTGTTCCTGCATCAAATGTTAAACTATCACCAACTGCACTAGTAACTGTGAGAATACCTGTCTCAACATCTGACTTAATAACATCATCCGATGCAATATCAAATGCCAGAAATTCTGCTTCGGAACCAAACGTTTTGGGGTTATTTTGGTTTATAGTCAGAAGACCTTCATAGGATTCTGTGCCACCCAAGTTGGGAGCTGTTTGAGAATAGTAATAAAGATTTGGTGTTGTAGATGTTACTTTAAGAGTAAGATCAGTTGCAGTTCTAATTACGTTATCGGTATATTCAGTTCCAGCAAAAGTAAGAACTGCGCTACCAGCAACTGCTGCAGGTCGATCTATCGTAATTGTAGTTGCATTATCTACACTCTGAACTAAAGTTCCTGCTTGTAGTTGTGCATTACCAGATACAACCGTGATCTCCATTCCAGCGATGATAGCAGATGCATCACTAACGGTTACTTGCTGCGTTGATGTAGAAACACTAGCAGTGATATTTTCTACAAGACCTCTGCCGTATGCACCACCAGGGAATGCAGATAGTGCAAATGGATTGCTTGCAATACTTGCTGCAGAAATATCAAACTGATATACGTTATCAACATAGAGAGTGAGATCTTCTCCAACAACACCATCAATCGTGTATCTCTCTTCTGCTGTTGCTGAAAGAATACCATAAGAAGTTCCTCCACCAACAGACATTGTTAGTGTGTTGTCTGCTCCAATACTTTCTACGATTAGAGCAACCGTGTTTCCACCAGATTCAATTGATCTATACAATAGTGCTGGTGTGCTACTTCCTTCTCCACCTGCAAAGTCAATAGTGTCTCCTGCAGAGAATGTTCCAGCAGGAAGGTTGATGGGAGTAATGACATCAACACTTACCAAATCTATAACATGAACGATTGGTTGTGTTAGATCTGTAGGTGATACGATCAATACGTCACCGACATCATATCCAGATCCACCATCATTGATTACGATATCAAGAATAGAACCTAGAGATGTAATAGTAAACTCAAGATCTTGAGTTGGAACTCCATATGCAGGAGTAATATCAATAACAATACCACCTGCCTGATCAGCAGGAGCATTCATTGTTACTACACCAGTTCCAGGGTCAACAGCAGTAACAGTAACTCCAGGAGGAGGTAGTTGAGATGCTAGTTGTCCAGATCCAGAAACCTTAGTGATGATTGATCCTACTGAAATCTGCTCAGCTGTAGCAGTTGGAACAATAAATGTATCTCCTGGATCGGGAGAAGTAAATGTAATTGTGAGACCAGTTGCCGTTCCAAGTGCTGGAAGGTCGATAGTAATCTGTCCAGAACCAATAGATTGAACTACAGCTCCTTCATCAAATTCACCAGTATCCGAACCGACTTGCATACCAACCAGGATGCCAGTGGTAGATATGTTTGAGATAGTAGTGCTACCTGTAGTTACATCACCAGTTGTTGATGTGGATGCATTGGTAGTTGTTGAAATATTTGTTAGTGGTCCTGGTAGACCTAGAACATCTCCTACTTGATATCCAGTTCCTTTGTTGGAAAATTCTACGTTATTTGGGATTCCAGGTTGTGTAGTGATAGTGAATTCAAATCCACCTCCTCCACCACCACCAAGGTCAGAATCATTAGCAGAAAGAACATCACCAAGTGCATATCCTTGACCACTAGAAATAATATTGATAGTATCAATAGTTCCGTCATACGTAATGCTATTAATAGTATATGCAAATCCAGAACCAGCAGCAGCACTATCTCCAGAAAGATCTGCATTAGAGACGCCCAATACATCACCAGGAGCATATCCTTCACCAGTATCAGTAATTGCTACTGATTGAACTGCTCCACCAAGCAACTCAAGGTCTGCTTGGATAGGATTAACAACACCAGTTCCTCCAGTTAGTGATACTTGATATGTGCCATCGGCACCAGGATATCCTGCTCCACCGCTAGTTAGTGTTCCACTAATTGTTTGTGTTCCTAGAACATCAATGTCTGCTGTAGCACCGTTGCCACTACTTGAAACATTGGTTAAAGAAACGCCAGTGTAATTTCCAAACTTGTATCCAGTTCCTGCATTAGAAATACTACCATCGACAGGATCTACACCAAAGTTAATTTCTGCGCCACTACCATTACCACCAGTAACAAGCACACCAAAAGAACCAGGATTGTATCCTGCACCAGCACTTGTAATTGTTCCTAAAAACTCAGTTACGTTAATATCTGCAGTTCCACCCAGACCCGTTCCACCAATAAGTGCTACTCCTGTGTATGATCCAACATCATAGTTGAGACCAACATTTGTAATCGAGATGCCAGCAGAAGAAAGAGTTTTGTTTTGAACAATAATGTCTTTGAAAGAAACTACCTCAGTCTCGCGAAAGTCAATAATTCTTTTTGACCCACTCGCCAAACCCATCGCTTTGAGACTAGGTTTGAATAGACCCAAACTAGCATCACTACTAAAAGATAGAGATGGAGCAAGTTTGGTTCCATCACCAAGTTTCAGATTACCTGTCTGCAGGTCACTTCCACCAGCAGAAATGTTGGACAGGATGCTTCCGATCTCATTAATTTTCTGCCTTTGAGTTTCAAAGGTGTCTGATTTAGCGACGTTAATTGCTGGCATTTCTTACGATCTCTGCTAAAAGTTGCTTGATGTCAGATAGTTCTTCCTTCAATGTATTTATGTCACTCCTCATTGCCGATATAGTTTGTGACGCAGACTTTTTAGGGGGCAACTGCTTGTTTACAATTGCCCCTGTCTGTGGATCTCTATAAAGGTTATCATGACCTTCGACTTTTATCATACTGATGCAACAACTCTAATGTCTTGGATCTTAGGAACGTAAGATGGATCGTCAGTCTTCATCGAAATCTTAACTCCGAATGAAGTAAATTCATCTAGGTTATCCACTGTATATCTAAACTCTTGATACGCTGTCTGCTCTTCTTTCTGAGCAGAAATTGTATTCTGTGGTGTAGCAAGTTTAGGTTTGTCCTCGAATCCAGTTCCATTAAAGAACTGCCACTCAATATCTTCAAACTTTTTCTGGATAGAAGTTGTCTTGGTCTTATATGCAAGTTGGATGTTCTCGCTATCGGTTACATTTGCCGTGATGATAACATCAATTGCAGTTGCACCTTGAGTGAGACTGATTTCCTTAGTTACATACTTGGCAACAGAGGAAGTATCTTTTGCACTGTCTTCAGAAACAAAGTCTACACCCTCGGAGAATGTCATTGACTTGACTTCATAATATCTTTCATCTCCTGCTCCCAAGTTTGACCAAGAAACCAGATCGCCAACTCTAAAGATGTCAGCAGACTGATCAGCAACTTGCTGGGTTCTGATGAAAGAACCAGTTCCACTGGCACTAGCGTAATCAGAATTGATTGGTTGCTTATCATTCTCTAGAGTCAGAGTCTGAGAAGGAACATCCCAAACACGAACGGTTCCGTTGATCAGGTTGTCATAAGTTTCAGTGGGATCGGAAGGATTGATTCCAGTAACAAGTTGACCGAAGGAGAAACTTGGATTTACCTTAATTGCTCCAGCAGCACTTACAACAACTGTGTTATCTTCCAATGCACCACTCTCTTGTGATTGCAGTGAGAAGAAGAGTTGCTCGTTTGCTTTGAATACATTGTTGTTCTTGACCTTGACAAAGATAGTATTGTCAGAAGTTCTATATCTAACAACTTCACCGCGAGAACCAGATGGTTCAATATTCTGAGCATCGTTACCAATACCTTCAACAGTTTGACCAACGTTAACAACAATTGGATTACTGTTGCTGTCTAGGTTACCACTTAGAGTCAGTCTGTATACAGGATAGAACTCGATAACCTGATATCTCTTACCATATCTGTTCTCCTTACCAGAACCATTCTCGATTCTGTTAGAGGATAGTTTGATAGAAGATGTCTTGAGATCAAGGATTGGAGACAGGTATGACTTAGTAGAAGAAAGAGTCAGTCTGTAAACAAGACTGTTGCCAAGGTTATTGAGCAGAGTGTTGATATCTGATGCAACAACCTTCTGATTGATGAAGAACTGTTCTTCGTTGAGGAACGTTCTTTCAAAATCAGCAACAGAGTAAGAAGTGTAGTTAACAGTGTTAGAGTCAATGGGAACTACGTTAGTTGTCTTGATTGAAGTATCAATGTTTGTAGATGGTGACTGGATGTAAGAGAACTGAGCAAGAACTCTCTCAAACTTTTTGTTAGAAGTAATCAGTCCACTAGCACCACCACCAAATACTGTGTCTGCTGCTCTACCAATTCCCGATACACAGAATGAATCGACACCGCAGTTAGATACCTTGAACAGAGTGGTGTTCAGTGCTCCTTGTGTGAATCCAGCAGTAGTCTCTAGATTCTTGAAGAATACATATGAACTACCATCTTCAAATCCATGGTTCTTATGGTTGACCTTGATGATATTGTTGTTGTTCTTGAACAACTCAGATGTTGCATTAGCATTTGCGAATGCATAGGTCTCAAGAGGATCATTGACCATCTTCTCATAACCAAGTGACTGGTTAGTGATGTCAATAGTTGCATTGGAAGAGATGTCAAACTCAGCACGATATAGAGTGAACTTGATATCTTCAAAAAGATCCTCTACCCAGGAACCAGTGTTCTGTGACTTGTAGACAGAACCGAGTGATGGGTTGGTAGTAACTGTAGTGTTGGTTGCGATTTCAGTCTCGCCAAGTTTAGATGCCCAGATGCTGTAGTCCTGAGAATCAGTCTCGACAACCAGAGCATACTCGGTATTGTTCTGTAGATATACAGGATAGTCGAAGTGGAACTTAGTTGGAGTTGTAGATGGAACAACGCCAGTGGTGTCTGTAGCAACACCCATTCTAACAGCAGGTTCTGTGATTTCGATCTCTGCTTCGATAACCGCTCCACCGTTACCGATGCCTGTGCCTCTAATAACAATCGAAGGTGGTTCAGTGTATCCTCTACCAGCAAGAGTGATAGTAGAATCATAGATTAGACCACCAGAGACTACAACCGTGCCCGTTGCGTTGCTACCGCCAGGTAGACTTGGAGACTCAATAGTAATAGTAGCAGTGTCATAGTTATCACCAGCATTGGTAACCTTCAGTGCAGAGACAACACCAGAGTCCTTAGCAATTCTTGCAGTAATCTCAGTGTTGTTTGCATTGTTAAATGTAGTGATAGAAGAGATCTTCAGACGCTCATCGGGAACGAATGCAATACCATTGTTATTGTCAAGAACGACGGTGTAAACCTGCTCATTAGTCAAGACAATCTCGTTATCTTCCGAGATAGCGAGTTCATTGTTGTTCTTATCAAGAACCTTCAATACAGGACCAGATGCATTGCTAGACTCTCCAGAGATTGTTTCATCCTTGAGAATGGTAACTGTGTCAGAAACATATACCTTCAGGTAGGTGTAAGGTTCGACAACAACCTCAGTTCCAGGAACAACATTCTTGCCTGGTTTCTCGGAGTTGACATCAGTCAGATATACACGAAGAGGAATGGTGTCACTCTTAGTGCTGAGGAACAGATCTACGCCAGTTGTGAATACACCGCCCTCATAGTTCTCAACCTTAAAGGTTTGAGCGAGTGGGTTTGGTTTCTGCTCTTGCTCAGTGTTGCTAGAGACCAACTGGGTTCCTTCATTAGACTTGAAGTAAGCAGGTTTTGTGGATACGATAGAAGCAGGATTCTCTGGCAGCAGACCAGTTGCATAGAACTTAGTTTCTGCGAAGGTCTCTACAGTTGCCTTATCTGCATTGGTGCTGCTAGATGTAAATCTGAGGGTCTTCTCACCAGTGGTGATCTTGACTTCTTCAGAACTTGCATCATAAGAAACAGTCTCTGCATCTCCTGTCCACTGAGTTGCTTGACGTGGTGCCTTACCAGCAGGAATTAGGATGATACCACTTGCGTTACCATTTGCATCAGTGATGATAGGAGCATTGAATGTAGACAGAGAGTTGCCAGGGATTCCAGTGAATCTGATATCGGGAACAACCCAACGGTTGATCTTCTTACCTTCTAGGAATACAAATACCTCAGTCTTGGGTTTCAGTCTACGGATGTTGAACTTAACAGGGATACTACGAGCAAAGTATTGCAGGGAGTTGACGATAGACTTACCACCACTCGTCTTAGTAGATACACCCTTAGGAGTCTCGTTATTCTGTGGACTGATGTTAGAAGAACTTGCAACAGATGCAGGTGTTACCTCTTCTGCAACAATCTCGTCATTAGTCTTGGATAGACCGTTGATATTGTAGAAAGATCTCTCGGTTCCATTCCATGTTACGAGGAATGAGTTATACAGACTGCTGAATGCAGATGAGATATCATCCTTAGCAAGGAAAGGAACAAACAGGTTGGTGTTGTTATCGGTTACCAGAGGAACAGTGTTTCTGTCATACCAGGAATCGACATTAGGATCTACAGCAAGATCACCAACATACTGGAGAACAACGAATGGGTTTGGATTGATGGTCTTGGTAGCAAAGTTGTTACCAAGCAGTCTCTGGTTTGTGAATGGCAGAGAAAGAACACCATTGTTGTTTACATAACCAGCAACTCGTCTCTGGTCTTCTCTGGTGTTGACTTCTTTGACGAGAAGACTCTCTTCACTAACTTGTGGTCTCAGAACAGACTGCTGAGAATCGATAGCACAAGAGTAGTCAATAGACTTGACATCTCCCTTATGGGTTTCAAAGTTATCAACATAGAAACCAGTCTTAAATCTGTCTAGACCAATCTCATCCTGAACTTGCATATTCAATGCTTGCTGCTCAAGGATGCTTAGAGATGTGTAATACTCAAGACGCTCAACACGCTGATTGAGTTTACCGATGTCCTTCATCGTGTAACGCTTGTTCTCTACAGGAACAATTCTCACATCTCTATAACTATCGGTGTATGCAGGAACATACAAATAGAACAGAGGAATAGAATCACTAAGTGTCTCAGGTCTGGATGGGTTCAATGAAGAGTTACCCTTCTTGACAATGAAACTACCTTGAGTGTTCAGGAATACACCATCAATTCTGTCCAGATACTGATCCTTGTTATACTTAACAGTCCAAGGTAGATTTGCATCATCAGATGGTGTGCTGGATGGAATACCAGAGGTTGCAGTGAATGACAGATATTCATTCTGTGCAAGGAAGGATCTATCCTGATAACCAGGAAGGATGTTTGTGTTGTCAACCTTAGGTCTAAAGTCAATGACATCCTTAAGGGATACTAGACCATTGACAGAAGAGTTGAATGTAGGAATCTCAGTCTCAGTAACACCTGCTTCATGCAGATAAGAGTCAATGGTGCAGAAGTCACCTTGTGAATGCTCGAAGTAATCGAATGCAATAATCAACTGTCCTGTAGGAGCAGATACTCCTGGTTTCAGAACTAGTCTTGCAGTATCATAGAAAGTATCTCTTTGACCATTGTCGAAAGTATACTTATCAGTTACGTCTGTTCCAGAAACTAGGTTACCACCTGCATCAACAGTAGGAGGTGCAGAAACAGAACCTTCGTAGACATATCTCAGTTTGTATACGTCAGAATAAGAGACGATCTGGATAGTCTCGCCACCGTTCTCTTGTCCTCTAAATGGAACAATGTTTGTTCCACCAGACTGAACAATAATTTGCTTGTTCTCAACAGAAGTTTTTAGTCTTGGTTTTGCCTTGGATACCTGCAGTGTAGCAGTCAACTTCAGTGTTGGGAAGTTAATAGCAGGAACATCAAATGTAGGATCTCCTGCTTGTGGATTAGCAACTCTGTTCTCTAGTGCTGCTCTAATCTGGTCGATGTTACCGAAATAGTTCTCTGGGAAGTTGATGGTAACACTACCAGCAGTAAGATTACTATCAGACTGCTCAATAGTTACGAATGATGGATCAATGTATACAACATCACCCTTCTTCAGTGCTCCTGTAAATGGAAGCAGGACAGGGGGATCATTGACAGGATCTGCTCCTGGTTCAGAATCATGAACTGCAACACCAGGATCCAGAACAGTGATCAAGAAGTTTTCTTGAGAGAACTCAGCGAATCTCTGTGTTCCGAATGGAAGTTGTGCAGCAAATGTTAGGTTGCCGCTACCAGAAGATGCAGTAGTGATAAAGTCTCTTCTGAAGTAGTAAGTAATCTTGGAGTCTTCGGATGAATCGATCAGTGACTTGATCTGCTTATCACCTGTTGGGAAGACTAGAGTTCCTACTGGATTCTCGATAAGAGGTCTCTGGTTTACAACAGATGCATTGACAACATCTGCTTGTAGGGTGCGATCTAGATAGATTCTTGATCTCTTGACACCATCAGGTCTAGTTGCATACTGAACAACATACTTGAATACATCACCATTAACATCGGAAAACTGAACAATGTCACCTTGGACAAGGTTTCTCGATGCATCACCATTGAAACCATTACACTCGATGAACTTGTATCCTCTGGTTCCAGAGAATGTAAAGTCGGTGATAGAAGTAGTTGTAGTATAACCAGTTCTCTCTAGTTCGATGTCAGCAGAGAACTTATTCTTGCTACCAGAACCAAAAGCAGAATACAGAGACTTGACGTTCTTAGGTGAGTAAGTATATACTGTGTTCCTAAACAGAACAGGAACAATTGTTGCTTCATTCAGTGGAGTTGGGGAAACACCGCCAACCTCTACTACAGGTGGTTGTGAGAATACTTGAGTAACTGCTGTTCTGTCCTTGACATATACTCTAGAGATAGCACCAGACCCTTGAATTACCATCTCAATGGCACTTCTAGGATACTCAACACCATCTAGAGAGATGACAGGGTTTCCGACGTTGTAGGAGTCACCACGCTTGACACAGATAAAGTGAGAGACAGTGTTCTCTACAGCAATCTTGAGAGTTCCACCATCTTCTCCTAGGATAGTCTCTCCAGGAGAGAATACACCAGTCACCATAGTGACAAATAGTTTGTTGATGGATGAATAAGTTGCAGATGTGCCACCTTCAATGACAGCAACTGCTCCACTAATAGCACCATAGACATACTTACCAGGAGTGAACTCATCTCCTACAATAGTCTCTTCAAGAAGAAGACGAGTGAAGAACTCAGGAGCAAAAAATGAGAAGTCAAAGATAGAGTTATACTTCTCGACACCACCAGTCAGTTTGCCCTTAGAAATAATCTTGTCAGTATCTTGATTGAAACCAGAACTTACTTCTTTAAGTGCAATGTTCTTTGGTTTTGCCAGACCTACAATAGGAGTGATAGATTCGTTGTAATCTCTAATTACAAACAGAGGGGAGTTTCTTGTTTGGACTTCAACCTCAGTTTTATACAACTCACGAACTAGGTTGATAGAATCTGTCAAGTCATAGTCAACTAGGAATACATCTAGTTCACCACGATTACCTTTAACAGTCAGTTCGATATATGTTGCTGCTCCCGATCCATCGATCTCAGGTCTCCTGACCTTAGAGAAAGAAAGAACGTCAACATATGAATAGGTGTTGGTGTTGCCAGAGTCAGAACGAGTCTTGATAAACCACAGTCTAGAGATAGTTGACTCTAATAGAGCATCGGTAAAACTATCTGCATTGAAAGCGGCATCTTCAATAGAACAATAGATAGTTTTGATACCATCACTTACTTCATATCCTTGACCGCGACGATCAATGGTCTGCTTGACATCAGTATCTGCTTCAGTATTATTCAGACCTACAGTGCCATCATTATATACAGAGTTCAAGAATACAGTTGGGTATGCATTCAGTTCTGCACCTTCTGAGTTTAGAGGTGTAGTGCCGTATACGTTGGTGATGAAGAATGAAGTCAGACCAGATGTCTTGAGAGTTTGGTTTTCTCTCTT